GAGCAGCGGCAGGCCGCGGGTGTCCTCGGCGCTACGGACGGCGGCGACCTCGGCGCCGACGTAGGCGGCCCGCCGGACGATGGCGATGTGGTCGAGCGCGGCGCGGGTCCTGGTCACGCGGCGGCGGTCTGGCGACCAGCGCGACCCGCCGGCCACTTCCATGAACCCGACGCTCAAGCCCAGTGGTACGCCGTCGCGGGCCAGCGCCAGGACCTCGTCGCCGAGCGTGGTCGCCGAGACGCGCCAGCTACCCCAGGCGGCGTCGGCGCGCTCGTCGATCGAGAGCGTCACGCCGATGGGCAGCGTGCCAGCGTCGCGCGGGTGGGTGGCGGTGAGCGGCACCCTGGCCGGGTCGACGTCGTGCAGGGCGCCGCGCTCGAACGTCTCGACGACCAGGCGGCCGCGGTCGAGCACGCGGGCCTCGACGCCCCACGGCAGCAGCGGGCCCTCCAGCGTGCGGCCATCGCCGCCGCCACGGACCTGCAGGGTGGCCTCGAACGCGCGGACGAGTACGTCGGTCATGCGACTGCACCACCTTCGGCCGGCGGTAGCGGCGGCCGGTCCTCTAGTTCGCGGACTTCGGCCAGCGTCAGGAAGCCAGCGCGCAGGCCAATCTCGTGGGCTTCGTAGCGGGTCTTCAGGTCGACGCGGACGATGGCGTCGGCGTTGAACCGCACCGTGAGCCGCCGCGGCAGCAGCGCCGAGATGGCGTTCTCAAGCCGCACCAGCCACGGCCTGACGGCGTAGGTGAGCAGGTCCAGCGAGCGCAGCTCGGGCGACGTGTAGGCCATGTGCCCGGCGGTCTCGCCGGCGACCATCTCGGGCGGGACGCCGTAGAACCGGGCGATGGTGGCGACGTTCGCCTTCGTCGTTTCGAGAAACTGGCTCTCTTCCGGCGCGATGCTGATGGGCTGGAACTTCGCGCCGTCGCCGAGCACGGCGATGCGGCGGCGGCCCTTGTGGCGGGCGTCCCACCGGTCGCGCAGCTCTTCGGCCTGCTCGGTGGTGACGCGCTGGTCGGTGGTCAGCACGCCCTGGGGGGTGGCGCCGTCGCCGAAAAACCGGGCGCCGAACTTCTCGGCGGCCAGCCCCAATCCGACGGCCTGTCTCGCGTACTGGATGGGCGACAGCCCGACGACGGACCCGGGGAACACGTAGGCGCGGACGTGCCATACGTCGGCCGGGTCCAGCTCGGTGCCGTTCAGCCGGTAGGTGACCATGCCGTCGCCGTTGACGGCCACGCCGACCCGTTCGGGATGCAGCAGCTCGACCTGGGCGGGCAGCAGCCCGGCGCCCGAGCGGGCGACGACGCGGCCGTAGCAGTTGCCCGCGACCAGCAAGCTGGTCATGCACGCGTAGAGCCAGTCCGGCAGCGTCATGCCGGCGGCCGGGGAGCGCAGCAGCGGCGGCAGGTCGGGCAGCGGGTCGCGCTCGCCGCGCCGGTAGGCGTGCAGCGGTAGGGTCGAGACGGTGTCGCTCAAGAGCCTGACGCACGCCCAGACAGCGGACAGTCGTAGCGCCGAATCGGTGGTCACTGATTCGCCGGCCGCGGTCGGGGTGCCCTGGTCGGCGAGCAGCCCTTCGAGCGTGAGCTGCTCGCGCTGCTCGACCCGGCGCCACACCCACCGGTCCCACCAGCTCACGGCTTAGGTCCGAACGCCGGTGTCCACCACGAACGCGGTCGGCTGGGCGAGCTGGATATCGGCGCGCAGGTAGGCCAGGAACGCATACTGCAGGGCGTCGGCGATGAACCGCTCGCGCAGGAACAAGAGCTGAAAGTCGGTGCGGATGCCGACGAGCAGGTTGGACCAGTCGGCCGTGTAGATTTCCGAGCAGTCGGTCGACGTGCCCACCGTCAGCGTGATGGGGACCTGCTTGCTGTTCAGGCGCGGGATGCCAGCCAGCCCGGCCGGCGGCGCCAAGTAGGCGTTCGTCGTCGCTTCCTTGAGCTTGCTCAGCGACGTGGCGGTCCTGGGCGCCTGAATCTGGGCGTTGGGCTCGAAGTTGGCCGCGCGGACAGCGCCGACCGCGTCCAGGTGGAAGTCGTAGTTGGTGATGAGCGCCCCGTTGGCGCCGTGAGTGGTCAGGGTCACGCCGGTCTGGTTGACCACGCCGCGGGGCTCGGGCGGGGTGCCAGTCCCGCGCAGCGCGACCCGGTCCAGCTCCAGCGCCACCTGGCCGGCAAACGACCGGGCGATGACGTCCTCGCTGGACGGGTCCGCGTCGTCGAACAACTCGACGCTCAGCTTGACCAGCCGCACCAGGGTGCGGGCGGTGAACGTCACCGAGTCGAACACCATGTCGGCGTCGGTGATGGCGGCGTTCTCGGACTTCCACGCCGGGGTGCCCTCCGACGTGAGCCGCGCCAGCTTCAAGGTCGCCGCCGTCATGGGCACGGTGACGGCGCCGGCGCGCATCACCTGCATCTGGTTTCTGGCAAGGTCGATGACTCTCGCGCTGAGCGGGACCGGGACCAGGTGGCCGCCGGCTGTCAGGGTGCCCTCGGACAGCGCGCGCTCGTGCTCTGCGCCATCCCAGTTGCCCGTGACGATGCCGCGCAGGTAGCGGTCGAAGCTGGGTGGCCGCTCGCCCTCGGGCGGCTCGAACAGCCCGCGCTGCTGGGCCCATGCCTCGACGCTCTGCTCGCGGGTCAGGACCGGCTCGCGCGGCACGGCCGGGCCGGCGGGGCGGCGGGTCGCCGCGGCGCGCAGCTCGGCCAGCTCACGGTCGCGCTCGGCCTCGATGGCGTCATCCGCTTCCCGCTGGGCGACGACCTGGGCCTGGAACTGCTGCACCTCGTCAGCGCTCAGGTCGCGGCTCTCGGTGGCCGCGCGTTCGAGGATGGCGTCGGCCACGATCCTCGCCGCGGCGCGCTGCTCGCGCAACTGGTCGAGTAGGGACGGCACGGCGGCGGTACCTCACTTCCCACGGACTCGGGCGTTTGCGGGAAGTGTACCGCGGTGGGATTGGCTTGACTGGCGAAGGCGAAGGTTGGGAGGTGAGCCGGGCTATGCCTCCCACATGCGTTCTGCCTCGACACGGTCCTTCATGTCGCCGAGCTCGGCCAGCTCAACTTCCTCATCGGTGGGCACGCGGGAGACCGGGAACAGGGGATTGTCCTCCAAGGTGTTCTCCCACCAGCCACGCTCGCCGTCCCACTCCCGCCGCTTGTCGGGCACGTCGGCCCAGACGGTCACGTCGCCGGGCGGGTAGATGAGCGGCGCTTCGACCCCGTGGCACCAGACGATGACCGGGCCTGCTTGCGGAGGAAGCCCGCGGGCGAAGAGGTAGAACGAGCGGTTGCCGAAGAACTGTTCGGCAGGGGCGTCGATGTATTCGATCTTCTCGACCCGTCGGAAGCACTCGGGCCTGTTGTCCTCGTCGGGTACGTGCGTCACCACCTGGAGGTAGTCGCCGACGAGGAGGTCATGGACCAGCTTTTTGTAGACGTTCATCGCGACCTCCGACCCGCTCAACAGGATCGAGGGAATCTAGCACGGCCCCCGTCCAGCACTCCGCCTGGAGCAGACAGTGAGCCGCCACTCCGCAAGACCCCGCCGCTACCAGGAGGCGCCAAGGCATTCCGCGGCGTGGTCGCCTAGTTGTCGAGCTGGCCGGTCGGGTGAGCGACCTGGCGCAGCGCGACTCGCTCGGCCTTGACGAGCACGGTGGAGCCGCTGTCGGTGTCGAACGTCACCATGGCGTGCTCCTGGTCGCCGCGGATGTGCACCATCTCGCGGCGGGCGCCCTCGTCGAGGTGGTCGGCGGCTTCCTGCTCGGAGATGCCGAAGTTGGCGACCACCGATCTGATGGCCAGGTAGCACAGCAGCGACCGCTCGCGGTCGGTGAGCCCGGACGGCGAGCCGAAGGCGGCAGAGACATACTCGCTCATGGGCCGCTCCCGGTCGTGTCACAAGTGTCACTTGTCACATTGCCTAGTCAGAGGTCGTCGTCGGATTGTGACAGCGGGGTCAGCGTGTCACCTTGCTCGTCCTCACTGACCTGCGATTGTGACGATGTGACACTTGTGACACTGGTATAGCGGCCACGGGACAGCCGGCGCAGGCGGCCCCGATCAGCCAGGCGCTTCAAGTTCTGGCGGGCGCCTTTGCCGAACTTGTCCTCGACTTCGTTGGCCTCGACGTAGGGCGGGTTGGCGGTGACGTATTCGATGATCTCGGCCGAGCGATCACCGACTCCACTCCTCAGCCGCATCTCGCGGGCGCGGGCGGCCGCCTCCTCCAGGCTCGCGCCGTCGAGGTCCCAGGTGGACCCGTCGACGAACCGGAGCGCGTACTCGCCCTCAGCCACGTCGCGGCCGGTGACCCTGAGCAGCCCGCCCGTCTCGTGCCGCGAG